CGTCCACCTAAAACGGCCAACTTTGCCAAACCGCTTCGCGAACCCTTCAGCTACGATCATGTTATCGTCTGGTTCAATGGATCCATTCAGCATCTTGTTTCTTTCGACAGGACCATGAGCACAAACTCCATGAGCCTGGACTATATCATTGCTCCTGAGGCTAGATTCCTTAATTTCGATAAGATTAAAAGTGAAGTAAACCCTGCTGTTCGTGGCAATAGGGAACATTTTAGCGCTTGCCCCTGGCACGGTGGATCTTTCTTCTCAACGGATATGCCTACCTCTAAGAGCGGAACATGGCTTCTTGATAAAGAGAAGGAGATGGATAAGGACTTGATAAACCTAATCAAGCTGCTGTACATCGACTATAAATCAACTAAGGAAAAATTTAGGGATAACGAAACTCTACACTCCAAGCGCAAGTTGGCACAGCTGGAGGCAGAGTTATCTGAACTTAGATCTAACGCTCTTTTCTTTGCCGAGTACTCCGCCATTGACAACGTCGAAATTCTCGGAGAGGATTGGATCGCTAAACAGAAGCGTGAGTTGCCCTCGCTGATCTTTCAAACCGCCATTCTTAATATGCGGCTTAAGAAAATACCCAACGGTTTCTATTCGTCATTCGACGAGGAAACTCACTGCTACACTCCTAAGGCTAGCGCTATCCTTGATCTTCTTGGCTATAATCTCGACAAGAAGAGGAATTGCCTGTGGGATACCGATGTTAATCCCAATGCCCCCCTATCAATTGCCAATGATTACAATGCGGCCATTAATAATCTTGTGGTAGGTCAAACGAGGGGAAGGTTTGCCCGAACGCTCAAATCCTTTTTCGTTAAGACCCCTAAGAAGCTAAAGGATGTGGTTAACGATTTCTGCGATTACTATGAGCCCCATTTGTGCCGCGACGTTATATACTACTACGATACTACAGCAACTAACCAGGATGCTGCAGGTAATCTTACCTTTTTTGAAACGGTTATGCAGGTCCTTCAATCCCGGGGGTGGAGGGTTACCCCTAAGTTTATAGGGCAACCTATGCGGCACGATACTAAACACGAAATGATTAATAATGGTATGAAGGGTGACGATAGGTATCTATTTCCTATGTTTAATCTTCATAACTGCGAGTACCTTAAGCTTGCAATGGAGCAAACTGGCATTAAGATAGGTAGGAACGGCTTTGAAAAGGATAAGAGCGCAGAGAAGTATGAGGACTCTCCAGAACAGCCCGATGAAACAAAAACCCACGTTACTGATGCCTTTGATACGCTTTACATTGGTATGTGTCTCTTCCCGGTTGATATTACTTCTGATGATGGGGTGAGCGTGTTTATTTAATTTTTTTTGGAGGTTGCGCAACCACTTATACCTTTCGTTCCCGCTTAAGCTGGGGTAAGCCCGCAAACTGGGCATTCCCCCCAACATTAACCGCTCACTTCCAGTATAACAGGTTGCGCCGGGCTTTCCGCTATATCTTTTGCAAAGAACGCAAAAGGATGCCGCTGCAATCCCTAACCCTAAGAACTAAACAGGGCAGAGTATTGCAGCAAACGCAATACACTGCCCTTTCCTTAACCTTTAATATGGTATCGCCTGCACACACCACGTGCAGGCGATCCTGTTTCAGGGGGCGGGCGGTGAATAGCCAAGCCAAAAGAGCCAATAAACTGTATATCAATAGCATATAACAGAAAACCAAAACCGCTGCCCAGAGCGACACCGAAAGGGCGCTGCGGGGTCATCTGACTGTAAAGGGGGTTTTTACCCCCTTTACCCCTGTTTATAGAATTGATGTAAAATTTTTTCAGCAATTTTTTTTGAATTTTTTTTATTTTTTTGCTGTTTTCTTTTTTCTTTTTTTTCAGACGCTTTTTTGTCCTTTCCTTCCCGCTCCCATTTATTTTTCTTCGTGTAAAATTCTAAACGAATGATACACGCCTCAATTATTCCTTCGCTAATGGAGCAAACCGATGAGAAGGGGAAACCTAAACGGGTTAACCTTAAGATCCGTAAGCTATCAACTGGCGAAGAGATTGAAGCCAACGATGTTATTCTCACATCGTACTACCACCGCAATGGCACTCTTAACATAAAGTACCCTAACGGTGAAATTCGAAAAATTCATTTGGTGCTAATCACTGTATTTAACGGCAAGGAGGTTTACCTATGAGTTCAATTAATATAATTGGCGATTATGCCATTCTTAAAGGCGCTGGCGCCATTGTGAATATGCCGGCACCCAAAACGCTTTATGCAAAACCTCCAAACAATCCAAAAAAATTTCAAATTGAAGGCAAGGGAACAGAATATCGAGGGATTGCCTGGTGGGGCGACGATAATTTGTTGCCTCAAACGCTTATGGATAAGGTTTATGCTAACCCTATTGTGAGTAGCGCCATGCAGTTCCGAAGCCTACTTACCTTTGGCGATGGTGTGGTGATCACCAGGAAGGATGCCGATGGGAAGTTTAAACCCCACGATGGCTTTAAGGAGATTAACCAGTTCTTTGCCGACAATGATATCAACGGATATCTGCTTGAATCTGCGACAGATCTTCAGTTTTTCTTTAAGATATTTCCTTCAGTTATAGCCAATAATGAGGCAAAACCGAAGATTGTTCAGCTGTACCACAAGGAGGCTGCCTTCTCTCGGCTTGAGGTGATGAACGATGATGGCATCATAGAGCATCACTTCTACTCAGCGCGATGGGGCGAAGAGGATCCTCCTAACGATCTTAAGGCAACACCTATGCTTTCACCCATAAATCCCATTAAGGATATAAAGTATAAGCTGGGGCTTGAACCAGACCCCATGAACAAGGTTAAGCCGGTAAAGTACCGCGAGTTTGTAATACCCATCGACTTCATCTCGCCAGGCCGATTCTACTATCCAAAACCTTACTGGACCAGTATCATCGAAAGCGGCTGGTACGACTTCGCCCAGAAAATTCCTGATTTTAAGCGCGCGTTGCTTAATAATGGTATGGTGATAAAATACCATGTGGAACTTCATCCTGAGTTCTACCAAAAACTATACGATGAACAGAAGGCCACCACCGAAGATCAAAAGAAAACCGTTAAAACAACGTGGCTCGAAAATCTCAATAACTTCTTGAGTAATCCCGAAAATGCCGGAAAAACTTTTGTAAGCAAAAAGTATCAGATGGGCACAGAGCTTCTATCAATGATCACCATCACACCTTTGAAGAATGAGTACACCGGTGGTGAGTACCTTGGCGACCTTGAGGAGGTTTCAAATATTATGAGCTACGGCATGAACGTTCACCCGAGCATCATTGGGAGTAGCCCCGGTAAAAACAAGAGCATCAACGGAACAGAAGCCCGCGAGCTGTTCATCATTCAGCAGGCAATGATTAAGGCATACCGGCACAAGCTGCTATACCCCCTATATCTTATTAAGTCAGTTAATGGCTGGCCAGAGGAAGCGCACTTTACCATCCCAAACCTGGAGCTAACCACCATTGATAAAGGCACCGGCGCCGAAAAAACCATATCTCAACCCGCCATTGAATAGCATAATACTTTAACCTTTATCCTTTAACCTTTAACCTTGATCCCCATGCTCATAACAACCGAACAAGCCAAAGAGCACCTTAAGATCAACGCAACGTTGAACGAGGCAACCTTCTCTCCTTTTATCTCCGATGCCGAGAAGAAATACCTAAAACCATTCATCGGAAACGAACTCTTTGCTCTTCTTAGCACATGGGCAGAAACCAAGGATGATGACGAGGAAGAACTCGCTGCTCTATACCCCTACGTTGTTGCAGTGGTGGCCCGTGGTACAATGCTAATTGCCGCTCCGCACATGGATTTGAACATCGGAGAATCGGGTTTTAGCGTTACCAGTACAAATAATTTTGCTCCAGCCTCAAGAGAAAGGGTTAAGGATTACATGAAGAGCCTTGAGGAGCTGGTGTGGAGCAATGTGGAAAACCTGCTGGAGTTCCTTGAGGAGAATAAGGACGACTACGATGAGTGGGTAGAGTCGTCGGCATACACCATGCAGATCCGCAACCTTATCAACTCTGCCTTAGAGTTCGATAATTATGTTGATATCGATCAGAGCCGGCTGGCATTTCAAAAGCTTCGCAAGGAGATGGATAACATGGAGGAGATGAGGGTTAAAACGCTAATCTCTCCGGAACTATTCGATTACCTAATCAGTAAAATTCAAGAAGATGAAGAATTCGAAGAGAAAGAAGCAATTCTGGTGCGCCACCTACGCGGCTTCGTTGCCAATGCAGTGGCAGCAAAACACCTCAGCAGGGACACCGCCCATGTGGCTCAGTTCCACTACAACGAAGCCCGAGAGCTAATCAATAAATACCCCGATGACTTTCCTCTGTACGCAGAGAGCGATTACTACGACGCGGCCGAGCCGTTCTTTTCTGATTTCGAGAACAGCGAGGATTTAGGAATATTTGTTGCAAACTAAAGGCTAGCGAATGATAAATGTTACATTTCAGAACGATGTGTACCAGCTTCCCGAGAAGTGGGACGAGATTACCGGTCCTCAACTCGAAACGCTTGCTCAGCTTATTCAGAAAGGGCTAACCGAAAACGAATTGCTGTTCCGTTTCGCCCTATTCTGCATGGGAATGCGTATGGCCTGGAGGTATAGCTTAAGGGTTAATAACCTCGATTGTTACTACGTTAGGCACGGTATTACAAGGATATACCTTGTTTCTCCGTTTCAAATGGCCGTGCTGGCCCAATCGATTAGCTGGATGGTTGATGACAACCGCATCAACCCTAAAATCACAAAGAACCATTACCATGAGTTTTATCCATGTCGCTACCGCAGGCTTTTTGGCCCTGCTGATGCCATTTCTAATCTTCTTACCAGCGAGTGGATCCTTGCTGAAATGGAGCGTATTGCCTGGAACAATTCAAAGAACGAGCATCATCTTAACCGGCTCCTGGCTATCCTTTGGCGCCCAACAGCCAGCAATCATCCCGATGGGGACAGGCGCGCCCCCTTTCAGGAGGCAACGTTTGAGAAGCGCATTGATCAAATCGCTAAAATTAAACCATTCCAAAAGCAGGTGATGCTATGGTATTACGAAGCTTGCATTGCCTTCCTTGCAGAAAAGTTTAAGGATGTCTTCTCTGAAGGGGAAGCATCTGGGAAAGACCCCGTCGATGGGTTTATGCAGCTTGTAACCGACCTGGCAAAAGACGACCTGTCGAAAATTGACAAAATCCACTCTTCACCGCTGTTCCAAACGCTATACACGTTGCAATCGATTATAGAAAAGCACAACAAACGAAAGGATAAGAATGATGTTTGATTTCTTTGAGTACTCAGAGGATATTGCCACCAACCTAAGGGATATTGCCCACACCGATAGCAAACCACGATTCTTTAAGAGCACAGGCCTTGCTTCGCTCGATGGGTTAATGGCTAATATATCCAGCGCTAACTTCCCCTGCATGGTTGCCGAGGATGGCAAGGATCAACGCATGGAGGATAACAACTCCGACAATCCCATGTACCGCCCTTTCTTCACTTGGTTCTTCCTTTTTCAAGCGAATGCAGGTAACGATAAGGAGATCATGGAGGCCCGCGATAAGGCAATGGAAACTGCAAAGAAGGCGGTATCTCGTCTATACTACGATCATATAAATGCCTACAATGGCCTTGAACTTCTGCTGCCCAACTCCATCAGCTTTCAGGGCGTGGGTCCGCTTGGCGATATGGGGCATGGCGTTATGGTTACCTTTACGCTGCGCGAAGCGGCTATGGTTTTTGATACCGACGATTGGCTAGACCTGTAAGCTATGATTACCCAAACTGTAACCGATTGGGCAAGAATAACCGTTGAGCGCTGGGAGGAGAAGATAACCCAGCTAGGGATTGGCGATAGCAATACGCTGATTAACTCCTTTACCCACGAGGTTATAACCGCCAGCAACGGCAACCCCGAGCTTATAAAATTTACCTTTCAGTACTACGGCCGCATGGTTGATATGGGTGTGGGCCGAGGCGTTCCGCTCGCAGAGGTAGCCAATAGCAACCGGAAACCCAAAGCCTGGTACAGCAAGGTATTTGCCCGCGAGATGCACAAGCTTGCCGAAAACCTTGCCAAGGCCTACGGACAGAGAGCCGTTACATTAATTGTTAACGAAATACAGCAGGGCCAATAATTTTTTTGTATATTGCGGTATTGTTTAACCTAAACCAATATCGTATGGGCATATTTGATGTATTTAAACAAAACAATCCACAAGCAAAGGGATAAGATAAAAAATGATGAAATTTTAGGTTCAGTTGGGGTGCTGAGCACCTCGACTGGAGCAGATAAAAAGCAGTACGAAATGTTCTGTATCCCCTTCCGTTTTGTATTCGGTTGGCTCTTTTCAATCAACCCTAAGAACGTGGCCCCCGAGGCCCGTGAAGCCGTACTGAAGTACAAGCTGGAATGTTACAATGTTCTGTACAACCACTTCACGGCGCACGCCGAGTTCTACGAGTACAAGCAGGCGCTTGTGCATCAAAAGAATACTGAGCTGCGCATTATTAAAGCCGAGTTTAACACCGCCAAGAACCGGCTCGACGATGCCAAGAAGGAGTTTGATGATATTATGGACTTAACCTTTGAGCAGTGGGATGCCAGCCGCAAGCAGCTTAGAATAGAGTTTAAGGAGGAGCACCATGGGCAAGAAGGTTAACAAGGAGAAGGAAACCCAAAGGTTTGCCCCAACCGACTACCGAAAAAAGGTTGATGGGTGGTTCGAAACGCTGGAACCCCTGAATAAAACCGCATCGGTATCGCAAAAGCTTCTGGCGCATATTGAGCTTAAAGCTTTTGTTAAGCAGTTCCTGATTGAGTAAATCATTACTTTTTGCTACAAATTAAGCCGCGCAAGCGGCTTTTTTTGTCCTTTCAAACCCACCATTCCCTTAGCTTCTTTGCCAAAAATCTATCATATGGCAAGGAACGAACAGAATGCGATTACCAACGTAAGCATCAACGATCAGAACGCTTCGACGGTGCTGGATCAGCTGAAGCAAAAGGCCGATTCCTACCGAAGGGCCATGACCGAGGCAAATAAGGCAAACGATCTTACGGGATATAAGAAAGCCGAGGCGGAGCTTAAGAAAACCGAGCGAACGATGACCTCGCTCAAGAAGGCCACATTTGATGTTAACCAGGTGATGAAGAACCTCTCCACCACCAGCATGAACGATCTTACCCGTACTCAACGCCAGCTGCAAGCCGAGCTAAAAAAAACCACCAGAGGAACGGCCGAGTATATTGAGAAGAGCAAGCAGCTAAGGCTGGTTTCCGCAGAACTACGTAAGGTTAAAGTTGAGATGACTGGTGTTGCCGGAAGCCAGCAGGGAATGCTTAACAGGGTAGCCAGCGGCTTTAACCGCTTTGGCGGAATGGCTCTTGGTGCCATTGCTGCCGTTACCGGAGTTGGATTGGGGTTACGCAAGCTAGCTCAGGATGCAGATGCATACAATGCTAAAGTAGCAGAGCTGTCTGCAATTACCGGATTAGCCGGCGAGGAGCTGAACTGGCTTTCCGAAGAGGCTAAAAAACTTTCTGTAAGCACCACCGAAGATGGTATTAGAATCACCAGAAGTGCTGATGAAATTGTTGATGCCTTTAAGCTTATGGGAAGCGCCAAACCCGAACTGCTCGAGAATAAGGAGGCCCTTGCAGCCGTTACCACCGAGGCGCTTAAGCTTGCCGAGGCAGCAAAAATGGACACAGCCGTTGCCGTTGAATCGTTGGCCAATGTGATGAACCAATTCGGTGCCGATGCAAGCCAGGCAAGCGATTACATCAACGTGCTGGCTGCTGGCTCTAAGTTCGGAGCGGCCGCCGTGGATCAGATCGCCACATCAATTATTAAGTTCGGTCCTGCGGCAGCAAGCGCAAATATCTCGGTTGAGGAGTCGGTTGGACTTATTGAAACCCTTGCTGAAAAAGGAGTAAAAGGCGAAATTGCCGGAACCCAACTGCGTACAGCGCTGCTAAAGCTCCAAACCGGTGCCGATGAGTTTAACCCCAAGGTTGTTGGGCTTAATAAGGCGCTGGAAAACTTAAAGAACGAAAATCTTAGCGCTGCCGAGATAGTTAAGATCTTTGGGCAGGAGGCTTACACCGCCGGTGCAATTCTAATTGAAAATGCCGATAGGGTCGATCATTTCACCCAGTCAGTAACGGACACCAATATAGCCACCGAACAGGCCATAATCAATACCGAAACCAACTCAGCAGCCCTGGAGCAGGCTCGTAACCGTTTTAAGCTGGCAGCCATGGAGCTGGGACAGCGACTTTCGCCCGCATTCCGAGGAGTAACCGTTACTGCCGGAACGCTAACCAAGGTGCTGATTGCCCTTGTAAAATTTCTGGATCAGTATGGGAAATACATTGTTATAGCAGTAGCAGGGATTACGGCATATACTATTGCAGTAAAAGCACAAGTAATTTGGACTAACATTGTTACGGCTGCCACCTGGTTGAGCCAAAAAGCCATGCTTGCCTTTAATGCTGCAACAAAGGCAAACCCAATTGGACTTGTAGTAGGTCTTTTGGCGGCGGCAGCGGCGGCATTTGCTATTTTTAGAAATAAAGCCGATGATGCTTCAGCATCACAAAAAAAATTAAACGAGGCAATTAAAGAATTTGATGAGCTGATGAAAGACACCCGTAGCATAGAAGAGCGGATGCGTACAATTGAAGATCTTAATAAAAGACAACTAAATACCCTTAAAAATGATTTAAAACAACAAATTGAAGCACACGAAGATAATGCTGCTAAAATGGATGTGCTAATAGCAAAAAATACTGAACGTATTGAAAAAAATAACGAGGGTATTAAATTATCACGCGAAAACATTAATAATGCTACAAGCGAAGAAACCAAAAAGTTTTATCAGAATCAATTAGATCAGACAATAGCTTTTTACAACCAAGAATTTGTTTCTCGCAAAAATTCAAACAATAAATCTATTGTTCAACTAAAGGAATACTTAAGCGCAGTAATGCTTAATATCAAAAACTTTCAGGAAAACGATACAACAGAAAAATCCTACGACGATCTACTGGAGGCCCTTGAGGAGCTGAACAAAAAGCGCAGGCTCGAAATACACCGCGATTACCTTCAGCAGAAGATCGACAAGGAAAAGTTCGACTGGGAGTTACAGCTACAAGAGATTGCACACCTTGAGGCTTTGCTTGCGCTAAGGCGCAAATTTGGTGAGGATACCTACGACACAGAGTTTAAGCTTACCCAGGAGCGCATCAAGTTAATGGAGAAAATCGATGCATCGATACAAAAAAGTATCGACGATCAGGTTAAGCTCAATATCGAAAAGTTCGATAACGAAAAGTACATTGACGAAAACCTAAAGGCAACCGAGAACTTCCTTGATGAGGAGTATAAACTTTGGAAGGATGAGAACGACAGGCTGGCGCAGCTTGACAAGGAAGCCCTTGAGCGAAAGATACAGGAAGCCGAGCAGTACCGGGCCATTACAGATAACCTTGCTGCTTCCGTGGGCGATCTGCTTGGGCGTATGGCCACCGATACGGAGATGACAGCCCAGGAGGTTGCAAAAAATTTACTTCTTATTGCGCTCGATAGCGCTCATGGTATTGCCCGTATGGCCATAGCAGAGATATGGGCGCGTAGTCTTGCCTCAGCAGAAAGCGTTGCCACCTGGGGTGCTGCTGGAGTGGCAAAAGCTTTGGCTATATCGGCTCTTGTTGAAGCCGCCTTTACTGGGCTTAAAGCAGCCGTTTCCTCGGTGGGACAACGCTACGCCGGTAAGTACGATGTAATTGGCGAGGACGATGGCCGATTATATTCCAACGTGCCATACCGGGGCAGCATGAAAACAGGGATATATTCACGCCCAACCCTGGTAGCCGAGCGAGGCTCTGAGCTGGTTGTTGATGCCGGCACGCTACGTAATATGTCCGTTAACTTCCCCGATGTGCTACCCAAGATCCGCGCCAGCATGGTTCCACAAAGGGCAGAGGGTAACGTTGCAACCCACTATGCAACTCGCAACTCGCAACCCGAAACCCAAAACCCGCAACCAGTGGATCCCGAAATTAAAAACCTGCTAAAACTACTTTATCAGCAACTCTCAAAGCCGTTACAGGCAAGCATGAGTTATGGGCACTGGAAAACCCAAACCGAAAAAGCACAACGTATTGAAAATATGGCATCCCGCAACCCATAACCTTTATCCTTTAACCTTGAAAAATTTGTCCTTTCAAAAACCCCCTCACCCAATTATATTAGCAAAAAATTACAGCAATGGTATTTTATAAGAGAGTGGACGTGTCAAAACTGCGGTACTACGCATGATCGGGATCAAAATGCAAGCATCAATATCCTCAAAGAAGGATTAAAAATAATATCGTCAGGAACTGGCGATTACACGGATGGAGATGGTGTAAGAAGTAGTAATACTCAACTATCTGCGAAGTCCGAAGCCCATTTGTCTTTAGCAAATGGGTAGTTCACAACTTGAAAGAGGAACAGCAATGACACCAGAACTATACGAAGTACTTTTCAAGATTGCTGGGGGATTTGTTATAGTCCTTATCGGCATTATTATCTGGGCTGCCCAGCGGCTTGTTAGTAACGTGGGTAAACTAAGTGAAAACGTGGCAAGCCTTAACACATCATTCAACGAGCGCAACAGCAGCTGTAAGGCTAAACATGCCATTATCGATCATCGGCTTAATTGCCATAGCGATGATCTTAAAAACCAGGGAACAAGCATTGCCGTGATACAGGCAAAGCTCAACATATGAAAACCGCATACATATACCGAGGCAAAAGCACCGAGCAGGGAACATTCTCGCTGTTCGCCTGTCCGGATGTAAACTTCTCGTGCATGATCGGTGAGTTGCCCTGGAACGATAACCAGCGCTACATTAGCTGCATACCCATTGGCGAGTACATGGTTAAGCCCGTGCAATCGCCAAAGTATGGCATTGTGTACATGGTTCACCAGGTGCCAAACCGCAGCGCCATACTGCACCACTCGGGCAACTTTGCCGGCGATACCTCGGAGGGCTGGAAAACCCACTCGCTGGGCTGCATACTACATGGGCACAAAGTGGCCACCATTAACGGGCAGATGGGCGTAACGCTATCAAAATACACCATGACACAGTTTCACAACGCAATGGGAATGGAAACCTTTAAACTTATAATACTATGATCGTTGAAACCTTACTCGGAACCATTACCGGCTTTGCCGGAACAGTCCTTACTAGCGTGCTTAACTTTAAGCAGCAGAAGGAGAAGAACAAGCACGACATCGCGCTGCTGCAAGCGCAAACCGAAGCTACCATTAAAGAGGCAGAAGCCAATATCCGTGTATCGGAAATACAGGTGGCGGGCGATATCCAAAAGCTCGAGGCGCAGGGTTGGCTCGAAACGCTAAAGCAGAACTCCACGCCCAGCATCGATGCCAAGGTTATTGACCGGCTGCTATCCGGCGGAAGGATTATGCGCTTCTTCGGCATCCTGCTCTCGCTCCTTATGGGCATTGTCGATTTCCTAAAGGGATTGATGCGCCCAGGGCTTACCCTATATATAATGGTATTGGCTAGCGTGGTAACCTTCAAGAGCATCGACATTATCAGCGCGCAGGAGAATGTCCTTTCCGTAGCCGATGCAAAGGCGATCTTTGCCACTGCTATGGATGTGATCTGGTACCTCGCCGTTACGCTGGTAACCTGGTGGTTTGGCGACCGGCGCACCGCAAAGTTTAGCTTTAGGCTCAACGATGGAAACTTAAGAACGTAAATATGATAAGTATAACAAGAGATATTGGTCTTGTTTCTTTTTCAGGCAACCCCATTCTTTTGGGTGTACAAAGTTTTAATTATCTCGACGGAGAAAGTAATCCCCGTCTGTTTTACAACATGTTTTGCGATATATTCCTTGAAGATCCCGAGGAGGATGGAGAACCAATAGAAACCATTAGCATTCAACCAGATTCTAACGGGCTTGGACAGTTTGATCTTTCTGGAACACTCGAAAAATACACAAAGCCCACGCTTCCCTTTCCTATAGATGAACTAACACAGGCTGTAAAGGATGCTGATGCTGTTGTAAAATTTTGGATTACACTCTATGACGGCTATGGAATTCCTTTTGTAAAACAAGAGCCTTACCACACGAGCGATCCATACTATGCCATTGCTGGTGGATTAAGTGATGATGTGTTAATTGATATAGAGGAAAATACAAGCAATGGTTATGCTTTTATGGTTGATAATAAGTTCTTTTTAACGTCACAGCCAGACAATAAAAAAACGTTTAATAATCAAATTGAACTTCTGCGTTTCTTTAATAGTTCAGAATCTCAAATTACCATTAATCTAAAAGTTAAGGAATACCTTATAGATGATTCTACCGATGAACAAACGCTTTGGAGCGGAAATTTAGACGCTTTGTCGTTGTATACGTTCAATGTGTCTCCAGGAATAGTTTTTTCTCTAAACGAAAAAACCTATAAATGGGAGATATGGTTAGCAAACATTGAAGAGGTATCGAATGTGATGTCTTACGTTAAAAGTGATATTCTTACAGGTAATCCCCGTCAATTTTTTATGCAAAATAGTTTAGGAGGGTTTGACTCTGTTATAAGTACGGGTAAAAGAATATTAACGACCGAAGGGGAAACTCAAGGAGGTTATATAGCAAAAACGGGAAGCGTGCGAAAATGGCTTGAACCTATTCAAGAAAGAAGATTTTCTAAAAATATTTACCGAGGATCTCTGGGCTATTTTACAAACAATGAATTAGATTGGCTTAAAGAATTTTTTATTAGCGAATCAAAATTTATTGTTCAGGATGGAAAATTACTAGAGGTTACGTTGCGACAAAATGAATTTCCTGGCGCCACAGACGATCCGCCTGGAAGTATTGATATAGAAGCGGTGATAGGTTCTCCTTTCATGTTTTTTTTTTAAAAGACTAAGAGATCTTATTTTCACACCGGTTGATCCACCAATTCCGCCAATTATAATAACAGAGTGGGGATACCCAATATTAGCTGAAAATGACACTTACATAATAAAAGAAAGATGAGCCTTACCCCTTTAAAAATATCTCAAATGCAAGTTGTTGAAGAACTCGACGATAATGCATTCTTTCCTGTTATAGTAAGAGTTTCTGGCGACCAGTATGAGAATAAAAGAATAAGCAAGGAAAATCTAAATATTGGATCAGGAAATTTTGAGGGTATTTTAGATGTTGAAAAAGGAGGAACAGGTCTTGATACCGTTAATGTTGGTAGATTGCTTTTTGGCAACGGAACCAATCCTTTAGGATCTTCTTCTAATCTATTTTGGGATAACACCAACAATCGTTTGGGCATTTTAAATGCTTCTCCCGCCTATTCCCTTGATGTGAACGGTACAATCAACGCCGTTTCTGGATTTAAGATCAACGGGCAAGACTTCAACGAGATATTTGCATCCGTTATTCACGACCATGCAGCAAGCGATATAACTTCTGGTAACTTTGGGGTAACTAGAGGAGGAACAGGAAAAACCAGCGTTACGGCTTACATGCC